TGGAACTCTAAGGTGACAGGGACCTGGGTGACTGGGGTGAGCCTCTCCGCGAGGTAGTCCACGATCGCCTTGGCCTCGTGGAGCCCGACGCAGGCGAAGTCCCGCACGAACTTGCTCGCCGGGATCTTGAACACCGGGGTCTTACTCGAGTCCAAGAGCAAGACCACCTGGGTGAGAACGATCGCGGCGTACTCCACGGGGTAGGAGTGGAGCCCCTTGAGCTCCAAGATCGAGGCGTAGCGCTTGGCCAGTATCAAGTTGTAGACTAGATCGAACTCCTTGGAGGTGAGAACTCGCGGCGTGGGAGAGTCTTCCATTGAGAGGCTTCCTTTCAAGAGAGGTGGTCGCGCGAAACATTGAACCCAGGACAAATATACGAAATATCCCGTGGGTTGTCAAGGGATATTTCGTATAGTTGGAAAGATGGACTTATCCGGGGCTTTCTCCTTCCTTCCCCATGGCGTCCATGGTGGCTTCCCATTGCTTGATCAGGAGGTTCTCTGGAAACTTCTCGCTTGCCCAGGCGATGGGAGCCAAGAGGGAGTAGAGCTCCTGTGGGGGGAGCTTCTGCAAGAGTCCCTTCGTGCTCATGCTGAGCAGCGAGGCGACCGCCAAATCTACCAGTAGCTCCAGGAAGGCTACCGGGACTTCCACTAGGGGCGTGGCTTGGAGCTCCTTCACAAGCCGCTCGATATCGTCCTCTGGCTCTTCGCGTGGGATCTCCGAGATCATAGGGAGTACTTCCTTTCTACTCTTCAAGAATATCTTGAAGAGTGGACTAGTGAAGCGCCCAAAGAAGGACGCGGGTGGTGAGGTAAGAAGTGGCGAGGACGGTGAGAATGCTTGCTAGGCGATTCATCTGGGGGGACTCCATATATAATGTATAGGGAAGGGAGAGTAGCTCTCTAGTCTACCTCCCCGGGCCTGCGCTAGCGCACGGGAGAGGTAGAGTGGGACCCGCCTTGGACTAGACTGAGCGGGTCCCGAGAAAGAGAGAGAGAAAGAAGCTATTCTTCTATCCTTCTATCCTTCCCAAGTGGGCGGAACCTTCTCCTCTGCTTCGAGTGCCCACCTTTGCCCGTCTCCATCGGCGGTATCGTAGCAGGCGACCACTTCCACGTAAGGGCCGAAATTGTGGGGTTCCCACTTGACCGAGTACCCCACGAGTCCTTTGAGCGACTCCGGCACTGGATGGACTTTCTCCATCAACTTTTGGAACCTTCTTGCCTCCTTTAGCATGGGCTCGAGATAGTTCCCGCTCGACTCCACTTGGACGCACTCTTCATCCGGGGGTGCCGATCCAAGGTAGATATAGTCTTTCATATAGTCTTTCATACTTAGCCTTCTCCTCAGGGGAAGAGTGAAGAGAGAATAGTCTCTTTCTCTCTCCACCTATGTGCGCGGGTCTCGGGGACTCTCCCCGATTCCCGTACCTCTAATATACGAAAGGTTCCGATCTCTGTCAAGTACTTCTCTCTGATGGACTAGGGAGTAAACAGTTCCTGCTTATTCTCCCGCACCATCCGTTTGGTAGGATTCCAAAGGTACATATGCGCGGGGTTCACGCACTCTTTATTTCGGCATCTAAAGTGAATCCCGCGCTGCTTAGCCAATGGTCCGTATACTGCTATCCACATGGCTCTTGCCGCGTCTACTTCTCCTGTTTCGGTACGAATACATCCCCTTCCATTTTTGTACCAAGGGCCTAACCATTCCCAACAACCACTCTCCAACTTTCGCACGTTCAGCAGCACCTGCTCTAGCCTGACTTCCATGGCTTGTCTCTCCCTTGAAGAAAGGTTGCTGGCGCGGAGTACCTCTAAGAGAGAATATACCGCTAACATCCCTCTTTGTCAAGGGAAATCTTTTCCTTTATTCCTACTATTCTACCAAACTATGTTTGTATTACGGGGCTAACCCTGCCCCCTCGATATCCCCTCTTGCCACTTTTCCCTCTCTCCCACCTTTCGCCCCTTCCACCACTCTCACCCCTGAATGTACCTTTTCATTATATATTTTTTTTTATAAGAAGCCTTAAGGAAGTTCCGGGGGGATCTCGGGAGGGAGCAGGGGTACCCCCGTAATACAAACATAGAATAATAGAATGGTAGTCGGGTCCCTGAATGTTAGAGGGGGGAATAGCCCCGCTAGTACCATTCCCCCGCCCCCAAATTTCCTATATTAGTGCCCACTCTTCACGAATTTCTTGAAGAGTCCCGAGAGATAGGAAGGAATAGGGAGAGATTGCCATCTCCAGGTTCCTATTTCTTTCTCTCTTTGGAAGGACTTGGGACCTTCCCCGTTCCTTAGAAGGTAGGGGCGAGTTCCCCTACCTTCCCCTCGGGCTTTGGTGCTACCTTGTCCTACTTGTTCCCCAAGGCGTCGAGAAGTTCCAACGCCTTTTCCTTGTCCCCTCCGCAGATCAGTAGCAACTTATTGATCAACTGCTGCGGAGTCTGGTCCGGCTGGACGCGGAGCCTGCCTTCGAGATCCGCGAAGGTGATGCTCGCCTTGCTGTCCCTCTTGAGAGACTCCAACATCGGGCCTTTCAAGGTGGACTGCCTCCGAATCCAGTCCTGAACCATCCGGGCGAGTTCGCGCTCAGCGAGGTAGAGAATCTTGTCCCATCCCACTCCATCCATGCTCACGGACAGAGTGATTCGCTGGTCCCCGATTGCCTTGCCCCGCGTCGCGTAGGTCCACGGACCGGCGTAGGGTGCCGGCATGGACTGCTTCTGTACCCCTTCCTGCTTCTTCGCGATCTCAGGAACAATCGCGGGAGTGGTGGGTTCGGTCCTAGTGCCATTCATGGTCTTATTCCCCATGTATGCACCAAGTCCCGAGGTAGTATCTTGGTTCGGTCTTGGGACTAGTTCCTATCTACTTCTTGCCCCTCTTCGAACCTTGTCCACAATCTATGGTATTCCCCCTTCTGTGTCAAGGTCCGTTTCGCGCATAAGGTATCGCGCGATACACGCGCGGGGGCCCGCCTGGGCACGGGGGGGAGAGGCTCGGCGATGCCACGAGAGTCCCTTTCAAGTTGCCGAATGACTTTATACTTAGGAGGAAAAAATAGGAAACCAAGAAACTCCTTAAGAATTTCGTGAAGAGTAAGGGGGAGCTAGACGGGAACCCGGGAAAAATAGGATTTGACAACTTGGGAAGGAGAGTTTATATTTAAGATAGAGAGAGAAGGACTAAGGGAGAGGGTGGAGGCGGGGCTCAACCGGAAGGTCCGGTGAGTGTAGCGAACAACGTCCTGGGAAGGGAGACTAGTAGTGACTCCAATGAAGCGAGTCGCGATAGAGGTAGAGGGAACAATGTGGGAGGGAGAGGGAGAGAGGAGTAAGGCTCCCGCGCGTAACCTTATTCCCGCGCTCCACGCCTACGCAGACGTGTTTGAGGTTATCCTAATCCACTCCCGAGAGACCCCCCGACATGAGTTGATGGCCTGGCTAAATGACCTGGAGTCTCCGTGGCGAGAGATGGGGAAGGCCGCGGGAATCTCAGATGAGCTTCCGCGCAGATACCTTTCCGCGCGGGTTAGCTATCTCTTTGAGACTCCGCCCGGCGTGCCTCTCTTGTCCCACCGCGCGATCTACTTCTCGACACAGTGGCCCACCCCCGCCTTCCTCGCGGAATTGGTAACCAGAGCGAGCTAGACTATGTCCCGGACTTCCCCCACGGTACTCCAAGTGGACGCGGGTACCGGATATGCTGTCCAGAAGATCCAGCAGACCCACCACGAGATGATCCGTCTCGCGGCGCTGGGGCTTCACCAGCGGGATATTGCCCAGATCACCGGGCGAACCCCCCAGAATGTGCATGATGTATTGAGTAGCCCCATCGTCCAGCGGCGTTTGGAGATGCTCCAGGCTCAAGCGGACGGGGCTACTATCGACGTGATGGAGGCGCTTCAGGAAGACGCCGTGAGGAGTCTGGAGCTCCTACAAGAAGTCCGGGATGCTCCAGACGCCCCGATCAAGCTCCGGGTTCAGGTAGCCTGCGATTTGCTATCTCGCGCGGGGTACGGTAGGGTTCAGAAGGTCCAAGCCGCCGTGGCGCATGGGTTCCTTACCTCTGAGAAGATCGAGGAGATTAAGGCCCGCGCACGCAACCACAACTCTATAGAGGAACCCCTCGTAGTGGAGTTCCAGGAGATTGCAGCGTGAAGAAGTTATCCTCCCTCCTCTGCGTAGTACTACTCGTTGCTTGCTCCGGCGAGCAAAGCGAGCGACGTCCCCTAGTCGTTGCCGAGGACTCCCTGTTTGTGGCTACTCATCTTCTCCAAGAGAGCGGCACGGTGCAGCACCGCTTTATCGTGCTTACCAGAACCCCGCTGGACTCCGCGGTTAGCCCCGTCGAGGTAATGCTTGGGAGGGCATTGCCCGAAGAATACTTGGGCGCGCTGGAGCTAGTGGAGACCTTTGCGGCCAAGGATTCTACTATCTCTCGCGCAAGCTACGACGAGCGGGTGATCGTGCGCAGCGGTCCCCTCAAGGTAGCTCTCCGCCTCCATTGGGTGTTCCGAGACGGCGATGCGGCCGTGCCGCTCAACAAAGATGTGACTCCTCCCGCAGGAATTGCTACATACCAGGCTCTTCTGGAGTGGGCAATCCCCGAGATTCGTCGAATCTCCGAGGCCCGTCCCACTATCGCACGAGGTACCATCATAACTGAGGGAAGCTAAGATGAGCAAGCCTTTCGCGTACTGGCTTGGAGGGGTAGCCTTGCTTCTGGCTGTCTCTGCTGCTGCTCAGCCCCCCGATATTGTCACGAATAAGCTCTATCGGGGCTCCGCTACCGCTGATAGTACCGTGCTAAGGGTGATTGGGGCCACTGGGAAAGATACGACTAATACCTGGGGCCCCCTCGCCTACAATAGCATCTCCTGCGTACTCGGAGGAGACTCGGTGAAAGTCTACATCGTAGCCCAGGCGGGGAACGACACCTCGTGGGTTCGGGTAGACTCTCTCGCGGTGACGGCATCGGGGAAGGTGCTTTGGCAGCCCTCCGTGCCAGTCTCTCGAAGGCTTCGCTTCATCTTCCGCGGATTTACTGCTAATGGTGCGGCTACAGTAGTCCGTGATCCTCAGCTGAATCGTACCTACTAAGGAGCCCCGCTGATGAGACTCTATAAGAATTTCTTGAAGAGTGCGCTGGTAGCCTTGGTGTTGGGGGCTACTAGCGTTTATGCTCAGTGGGGTGGGACCGCGATTAGACGGCCAGAGCTCGCGGATACAGCGAGTGCTATTCGTAGTAGCGTGACCGGCGTAGCGCTTCCCGACTCGATGTTGGAGATTCGCGGAGTTCTATCGGACACGAGTGATAGTATTCGGCAAGCGCTGGTGGACTCGGTAACCGCGCTTAAGCTTATCGTAGGAGACACTTCGGTTACTCTGTTGAGGGTAGCCTTTGGGGACTCCCTGAGAAATAACCATGGGGCGATTCAGGTAGACAGTGTTAATGGGTTGGTCTTTCTGGACTCTGCGGCGGTTAGGCTGCTTACTACGCAGGGGAAGGTAACCTTTGGGAACTCCGCGCTGGACACGGTACTCTTTACCGCAGACTCTATTCAGGTTACTGATGGAGCGGTGATAGGCATCGTGGGGGGTATTCGGATTCGCTTTGAGGATTCTACGGTTGACTCATTGGTATTCTCGGGAGTGGTGAGGGCCGATGGGGGATTGGTAATTCCCGCGGGGCAGACAATAGCGGCTACTTCAGTCACCCCAGATACGATTAAGGGCACTACAAGATTCATTGGCACGATGAACTTTGTGGGGCCTATTACGAGTGCCTTAGCCCCCAGTTTCACTGGGGGTCTCTCCGCGAGCCATGCGAAGGTCACAAGTCTTCAGGCTACTGGTCCCGCTACGTTCGCACTAGCTCCGGTGTTCAGCGGGGGCTTGACGGCTAACCACGCAAAGATAGCGAGTCTACAGTCTGCGGGCCCCGCGACGTTTGCGTTGGCCCCAGTGTTTAGCGGGGGGTTGACCGCGAACCACGCGAAGATCGCTAGCCTACAACTGACTGGGCCGGTCACCTCGATGCTGGCGCCTGCTTTCAGTGGGGGGTTGACTGCCTCCAGTATTACGGTAACTGGGACGACCAATCTCGATGGCCCAGTGACGAGTGCCCTCGCACCGAGCTTCTCTGGGGGACTGACTGCCTCCTCGATCAAGGTAACGGGCACTACGAATCTCGATGGCCCAGTGACGAGCGCTCTAGCGCCGGCGTTCACGGGCGGCTTGACGGCCTCGACGCTGAAGGTAACGGGGACCTCGACGCTGACCGGTCTGGCGACGTTCCCGGCGGGGCTGACCTCGACGATTGCGAGCACGTTCACGACAGGGCTGACGGCGGCATCAGCCAACATTAGCACGGCGACGAACTTCAAGCTCGGGGGTGTCGCTTACACTGGGTCGATGGCGAACTTGAATACGCTGCGGGACGACTCGATGGCGGACGCGCTCCATCGGCACTCGGAACTGAGCGCCAGCGACGGGTCGCCGAACCCGGCAGTCAGCATTACAGCAGCAGGAGATATTAACTTCGTAGGTGGTTCTGGCATAATTACAGGATCAAATGTCTCTACTGATGATGCAAACAAGTACTTCCAGCTGGTCACTCCGAACTACGATAGTGGGACGGAGACTGAAGGTTTTTCGACGCTACTTGGCTTTGGTGGAACAGCGACGAATGTCGTCAGCCTGGGTGGGGGTGACGCTAGTACAAATGCAGCTACGGCGATCAATTTATACGCCGCAGCCAACAACGCGACACGCACAGGAACGCTGATAGCATCTGTTACCTCTACTGGCGTCGGCATCGGTATCGCTGCTCCCGCGAGCAAGCTAGACCTGCGGGATGGGAACTTCAGCCTGACGGATGCGGATATAGTGCATGGGATGACGGCCTTAGCGCCAACCAATGCACTACTACACATAGATCCAGTTAGCGATACAGTGGGAGGTGTTCGTCTGTGGGGCTTATCGGATGACGACGGCACTGGTATGGTGCTAACTGGAATTATTGGATCAATTAATCCCGCTGACACCAGACCTGCTATCAACATCCGTGGTGGTAAAACTAATGGCAGCACTGGCTGGCAAGCTCTTGACGCTTCCGAAACGGTGATGCAGTTAGATAACTACGGCACCAACCTCGTCACCGTCCTGGGCAGCGGCAACGTCGGCATCGGGACGGTGAGCCCGGGCTACCCATTGGATGTCGTTACGGCCACTATTGACGGCATGAGGGTTACTAGTCCCGGTAGAACTGTGTTGCGAATGTATACTACAGTTGCAGCACAACCAGATGCTCGCAACTGGTCCATCTCGACCAATCGCAATGTTTACGGGGACATGAACTTCACTGTTAGTGCTGCTGCTGATGGTGATCCTCAATCTGGCACAGATATTTTGGCGCTACAGAAAGGTGGTCCCGTCCTCATCGGCACCGCTACGGCCTCCGCCTTCGCCGCTGGGCCGTCGCTGCTCGTGGCGCAGGGAGCTAACGACGATAACGCTTTGACATTTCAAGCATCAGAGGTAGCACACCCGTTCACTGGTGACGCTGATGCGACCACCTGGGGAGATTTCCGTAAGGCCGAGGACACATCGGGCGGCCTTCAGATCCGTGGATACAAAGACAGTGCTGGCATTGCTGGGTATGCCCTGAGTTTGATCGGCTATCTGGGAGAGGCTGCAAACACCACTAAATCAACGGCGGGCTACGGTATCATTAACGCCAACGTCGCTGTCACTAATGGCGGCGCGGGTGGTCAGGCTGTAGCGGCAAACGGCAACCTGTTCTCTATCCGCAACTACAACACCACCGTCTGGATTCTCGACGGCGAGGGCGGCACCTGGCAGACCGGCGGGGCGACACTGGGGGACGCGGTGACTGATACCACCCGCGCACAGCGCCTATTCGTTGCAGTGGACCCAGCGGAGTCGCTACAGGTTGCCAACCGGGGATGGGTGCTCTCTCAAATGGCCGCGGCTGGAGCTGGAACTGTTACGAATGTGGCTAGCGATAGTGGAATCACCGGGGGGCCAATTAGCACGACTGGAACGCTTAAGTTGACTGGGGCTCCGAAGGACCTATTTATCGCGGGGAGCCTTGGTACTGGCGCGTTCATGCGGGTTAGTGTGATTGGGGATAGCCTGCAGAGGAAAGATAGTGACTTAGACCTATGGGGCGCTATCACCCCGAGCGCTAACATTCAGGGGTTTAACAAGGCAGCAACCTACACTGCTGCTCGAGATAGCCTTGATGTGGTAGCGGGAGTGGATGTTGAGGCATGGGACGCAGACTTGGACACGCTGGCGTCCTTCGCGGCGGGAGCTAAAGGAAAGTCCATTCTTAAGGGGGCTACCTTCGCCGCGATTCGGGACTCGCTGGATGTGGTAGTGGGAACTGACGTTCAGGCGTATGATGCCGATCTCACTACCTATGCTGGAATCACCCCAAGTGCCAATGTTCAAACGTTGCTTGGTTCGGCGGACTTCTCGGCGGCTAGGACTAACCTTGGTCTTGCAATTGGGACTAACGTGCAGGCTTGGGACGCCGACTTGGATACCGCGGCGAAGTACTCCATGGGAGTCATTGGGAGAGGGGTATACCGGGCGGCGACAGCGGCGGGGGCCCGGGATAGCATTGGGGCGCAGCCGAGAGCCGCGGTTCTGGACTCCTTTGTTGCAGACTTCTACTCGACGGGTACTGGGCAGTATGTTAGAAAGCTCCAGCCCACGATCAAGGCCGCTATTGTAGACAGCGTGCTGATTCTCGATGGGAGTACTAATGCAAAGATCCGCGGGACCGCGCAGCCCTCGGGGGCTTATGCTAAGCTCCAGCTTGGGGAGCGCGCGGGCGGGGTTAATGACTCTACTGTAGCGATCGAGGTTGCCTCCGCTTCGGCGTGGGCAACGCAGCTACGGTTGGTAGCTCGCGAGGACTACGGCAACACGGTACAGATGGTATATCTCCCTGGAGCCGGAACTCTCACCTTTAGTATGACCCAAGGAGATAGTGAGTTCGTCGCAGGGTGGGACTCGAATGGGGTGCTGCTGCACGGGACGGTTCCTGCGGCGAGGGTGACGGGGCTTACCACTGCGATTAGTACTACCGCGTTTGACTCGGTTAGGGTAGCTAGCCCTACGGGGGCTGGGACCAGTTATACTTCGTTGGACAAGATCGTGGTGGCGGGGAACCAACTCATTCAGACAGGGTATCTTGGCTTGATGAGTACTGGAGGCGACGAGCGGGTCTACCTGCAGGCGGTAGGCACGGGGCCAGACTTCCAGATATACCAAAATAATGATACGCTGATGTATTCGGACTATAGTGGGAGTGCTATTGCCAACCTGATGATCCGCCCAGATGTGGCGGTTAAGAACACTACTCCCAACTTGCAGATATGGGATACGAACGCTGCGGCTAGCGAGGCGAAGTGGCAACTGGAAAACGCCGGTGGGGATATGCTCTGGACGCTTCGGAGCAGCGCGGATGCGGCTAGCGATACGGTGCTTCATATTACTAATGGCGCCGGATCGGCGGCTTCGTGGACGTTTACGGGGCTAGCCTTTAACTTGGGCTACGACGATGATGACGGCGCCTATCTTGGTGGGTTGGTTGCTAATGTGAAGGGGGGCCTCTCGCTGGAGGGAGCTCCTACGGAGCCCAAGATACTATTCTCTGAGGATTTGCCCGATACGGATGATGTGTGGCAGGTTGGCCTGAAGGATGGAGGGCTCCGGGTTACTGGGTGGACCCCAGTAGGAGCGGACTCCACCACGGTCATGGAGTTCCAACGGGCTACGACAACCGCGGTGCCGCAGCGAACAGTGACTGCGATTGGCCCAATGGAAGTGCGGGGGACGCCTTCGGCTAACAAAGCTTCCTTACTACTGCACAACCCCGGGGGCACGACGGAATATAGGAACTGGGAGCTGTATACCACTGGGGGAAGCTTCTCAATCACGCGGAAGGCTAATGATTATCTAACGGGTTCTACGGTGTTCCTCGCTACCCAAGGGGCTGCAGGGCGCGCGGTTACCATCTACGCCGAGGGCATGAGGGTAGGAACTACGGCTGCTACCGACCAAGCAGAGCTTCTGGATGTCTATAGTGAGACAAAGCCCGCGATTGCCGCGTGGACCTTTGGGGACTCCTCGGCGTGGATGCGGTTTGCTAATAGCGCGTCGAGTGCCAAGATTGGGGTCAACCGGGTGGCCGCTGGGGGGCTTGCGATTGGAGCTCTCGCTGGGGACATGGTAATCTCTGCGGGGGCTGTAGCCGATACTCAAGGACTCCACTTAGCTACGATGGACTCGGTTAGAATCTCCGTGCAGCAGGATGGAGACGTACTCTTTGTGGGGGAACACTCCATTCTAGTGGGAGATGGAACTAAAAATAATGGGGGCTTTAGCGCTACCAACTTAGTTAATACCACCAAACTCACTCGCGCGGGAGGGTTGGTTCAAGAGTACCTAGTCTACAGCAACGACATCTCGACTAATACTATCCTTAGTGCTACGGCTGGGTATCTCGGTACTGCTAAGAATCTTTCTCTGGGCGATATCTGGTATGCCGATAGTGGGAATGAGAATGGAGCGTACCGGAAGTGGTTTATGTATACTGGAGGTACCCTGACCCAACACCGCTTTGAGGGGAGTGGGAATGTAACCTTCGGTAGCGGGGACGATGGAGGATACGGGCTCTCGGTGTATGAAGGCGCTACGTATAGCAAGATCGATGCAGGTTCCGCGACGTTTACTGTCTCCTCGGATTCTACCTTGAAGGCCCAGTTCCAGAAGGTTCCCCAGTCCAGCATTGTCGAGCTTCGGCAGCAATTCGCCAAGATGGGAGTATACCGATACGCCTGGAAGGCCGATGGGAAGCCGGGCTTTGGCCCTATTGCCCAGGAGAGTTACCCGATAGAGAGGCTTTTGGCTCCCGCGCTAGCTAAGAAAGGAGAGCTCAACTCGGGTATTATTACCAACGCCCAGACGCTGCTTATCCAAGATTTGCTGCAGCGGGTCTCGGTGTTGGAGGCCAAAGTGTCCAAGTGTGCTTGCGCGAACTAACTCTTCAAGAATATCTTAAGGAGTGGAGAAATGGAATACGTAGACCTGGTGGTGGCATGGGTGAGCGCGAACTGGCTGAAGACTGTTGGGGTTCTGTATATCCTCGATAAGATAGCGAAGGTGACGCCTTGGCCAGTGGACGACTTTGTGGTGGACACGATTCGAGAGGCGCTGAAGGTCATGACGGGCCGTAAGCAGGAGGAGTAGGGAGAATGGTAGGAATCGAGGTATCCAAGGTAGAGGTTAGGCTGTCGGTGGTGGTTTCAATAGTTGTAGCGGCGGTGGTACTGACAGTAACCGCGGTCTTGGGGCTCGATAGGGTAATAGAGAGAAAGGTCAACCTGGCGGTAGATAGTAAGATCGAGGTGATTAAGAGTTCCCTGGATACCATGGTACAGGACCAGCGGGAGATGGCGAGGGACTTGAAAGCTCTTGGGCAGTTAGTAGCCGCGCTAGGCGCGAGGAGGTAAGAGAGATGGCTGGGATTACTTGTGCCGCGCGAAGGGTGATTCTCGCAAGGGCGCAGACGCTGCTGACGCAGCTAGTGTCGATCAATGAGAATGCCGCGAGGCTGGAAACGCAGCTGGAGGCGCAGGGGCTGGATGAGGCAGCAGTAGAGATCACGATGAACCTGATGCTTGCCTCGGGTGGCCCTCCGAAGAGTGGGACAGATGTGGCGCTTGTGGCGTGCACAGATGACACCGTAACGGATAGGCTAATCAACATACTGAATATCAATGTGAGTGGTGGGGTAGATTGGACCGCCCAGGCGGGGGTGGCATAGGTGCTAGTTAACAACGAGAAGGAAATAGAAGAGCTGGTGGCGGAGTGCGTGCGGAGTAATAAGGTCTTCGCACAGAGCTTCTTTCCACAGGCTTTTACTAAACCCTTCTCGCAGCTGCACGAGGAGATCTTCACTATTTTGGACGATCCCACAATACAGCGGGCGGTGATTGCTGCTCCACGCGGGATCGGAAAGAGTACAATAGTTGGGACGGTGTATGCGGTGAGGAGGATAGTGCTTAGGGAGACTCGGTATATCGTCCCAGTGAGCGCTACGAACGATAGTGCGGTGGAGCAAGGGGAGGAAATTAAAAATGCCCTGATTGATAATGAAGACTTGCAGCTGGTGTTTGGGAACTTCGAGCCCCAGCGGCAAGAGGATCAGTTTGGGCAGAAGGCATGGGTAACGAGTACGGGATGTAAGGTGCTTCCCCGAGGCGCAGGCCAGCAGATCCGCGGAAGAAAGCACAAGATGGTAAGGCCGGACACCATACTTGTGGACGACCTGGAGAATGATGAGGACGTGGAGAGCGAGGAAGGGCGGGACAAGCTAAAGAGGTGGTTCCTTTCGGCGCTGCTCAATAGCGTCGATATTAGCCTGCGGCAGTGGCGTGTGATCGTGATTGGTACGGTACTCCACGAGGACTCGCTCCTGTCGAATCTGCTTAATCCGGAGCAGTTCCCGCGGTGGGCTAGAACGAGATTAGAGCTTTGGGATGACTTTGGGCACTCGAATTGGCCCGCGCACATTAGCGATCAAGGAATAGCGGAGCTCCTGGACGAGTATAGGCGCGCGGGGAAGCTGGAAGTAGCATATCGAGAGTTTAGGAACATCCCGATAGCTAAGGAAGACCAAGGGTTCAAGGCGGAGTACTTTCGTTACTATGACCAGATGGGAGTAACGGAAGCGGAGTTGATGAGGAACCCGGACGTAACTTCGGTTATCTTAGCAGACCCCGCGCGAACTATGACTAAGGGCTCCGCGGACACCGCGGTCACCTGCGTGGCGGTGAACACCGTAACGAACGCACTTTATGTGCGGGATATTGAAGCGGGGAAGTTTAGCCCGGACCAGATGTATGACGCTATGCTGAACATGGCGCAGCGCACAGGAGCACTAGTTTTGGCTCCTGAGGTCACGGGGCTTAATGAATACGTAACCTTCCCGCTAAAGAATGAAATGATTAGGCGGGGGCTTCACTATATCGTGGCGGAGGTGAAGCCTCGGGAGGGTAAGACTGGGCCCAAGCGAAGCGCGGGGCTTATTCCTCTCTACCGGCAGGGGTTGGTGTGGCACAATAGCCGTATCGCTGGGAAGTTGGAGAGGTATCTACTACAGTGGCCACGCCCCGAGATGTGGGATATTATTGATACGGTGAGTGGAATACTATTCGTGCTGGAGCACTACGAGCAGTACTTCGAGCCGCTAGAGGATGCTAGTGATCCAGAAGACGAGTTTCGGGAGCTTGAGTATGAACCCGCGTTTGAAGGTGGGGTGCTAATCTAATGCCTGTCGTGCTAAATACAAGCTCTTTTGGAAGCGTTCGGCCGCCGGAGCAGCAGAGAAACCTCTGGGATATAGAGTATGATTATAAGTATCCCTTGGGGAATGCGCTTAGGCCTGGAACCGCGCTCCACGAGAAGCTTCGGCAAGAGGTGTTAGTGCGGGCGATGCTCAGTCATGGCGCGATGAGCCAGAGGCATGATGGTTGGCGTAAGATCGACGAGACCATGACGGCGTATATTCCCACTACAGAGGCGGAGCAGAAACTCCAGAGTGAAGACCCAAATAAGCCGGTGTCGTTGGTGGTCCCCTTGAGCTATGCGGTGCTGGAGACACTGTTGGCTTATGTGGTGGCGGCGTTTCTGGAGAACCCGGTGTTTAAGTATGAGGGAGTGGGTCCCGAGGATGAGTTGGGATCAGCGCTGCTGGAGCGACTAATTGACCAGCAGGTCCGCCGGATGAGGATGGGGCTACAGGTCCACACGATGTTTCGGGACGCCTTCTGCTATGGGGCAGGATGGCTGACCCCGCAGTGGAGCCAGATATACGCCTATCAGACGAGGCCAGTGGAGAAGGGGTTCTTCTCGGCGGTGAGTGGATGGCTCGGTACGGGGGCGACTAAGCAGCGGGAGCGGGTCCTGAAGTTCGAGACGAATGAGTTGTATAATATCGACCCGTATAGCATACTCCCCGACACCGCGGTGGGGGTGACTGATACTCAGCGGGGGGAGTATATTGGGTGGATTCGAAGGGAGTCTCTGAGTGATGTGCTCTCTCGGGAGTTTAATGATCCGAGCTACTTCAATGGGAAGTATGTAAAGCATATCACCGGGCTGAGTGTTCTCGGGGAAGACCAATCCGCGCGGGATAGGTATAGCGTGAAGGACTCGGTGCCTCCGGGCGCGCAGGCGAGTCGCCCGGTGGATGTCACCTATATGTATATCAAGATCATCCCGGCGGAGTGGGGGCTTGGGCAGAAGGACTACCCGGAGAAGTGGGTCTTTGGCCTAGCGGGGGACCAGGTACTTATCACCGCGGGTCCGACTAACTTGGACCATGACATGTTTCCAGTAGTCTCCTGCGCACCGGACTATGATGGGTATGGAGTCACTCCGATCTCGCGGCTTGAGATGGTATACGGGCTCCAGCATTTGGCTAACTTCCTTTACAATAGCCATGTGGCTAATGTGAGGAAGGCCGTGAACGACATGCTCGTGGTAGATCCCTCCCTTATCAACATGGAAGACTTGAAGAGGCCCGCGCCGGGGAAGCTCATTAGGTTGAGAAAGAAGGCGTGGGGGCATGGAGTGAAGGATGCGGTCATGCAGCTTAACGTGACCGACATCACCCGCTCGAATGTGGACGAGGTGGCGGGACTGACGCGCTTGCTGGACATGATTACTGGTACTACGGACGCCGTCAAAGGGGTTGTTCGGGGAGGGGGTGAGCGGGTAACCGCGGCGGAGTTCCAGGGGACCCAGACTGCGGCGCTAAACCGAATAGAGAAAGCCGCGCGGATAGGTGGGATGCAGGCGCTTCAGCCCCTTGGATATATGTTGGCGTCGAATGTCCAACAGTTTCTGGAGCGGGAACAGTATGTAAGGTTGATGGGCAACTCGGAGGAGGTGCTTCGGAAGCGCTTTGGGGATGCCAAGCGGGTATTGGTGAACCCTATGGATGTCTTGGTGGATGCGGATATTATAGTGGGGGATGGAAGCTTACCCAACTCTGGAGACCCCTATGTGTGGAGCCAGGTACTCCAGATAGTGGGGGCTAATCCTCTACTGGCGCAGCAGTTCGATGTAGTGAGGATCTTCGAGCACTTTGCCTCACTGGCAGGGGCTAAGAATATCTCGGACTTTACCAAGCCTATGCAGGCTCAGGTAATGCCAGATGAGCAGGTAGCACAGATGGCCCAGGCGGGGAACGTGGTACCTGTTGGAGCCCAGCGATGAAAGGGGATAGTATAGTTCACGCCTTTGAGAATGGGCTAGCACAGAAGTTTGAGGAGTATGGAATAGCCCCTCGCGATTTGGAGCTCTTCCAAGGAACTAAGATTTGGCTAGCCTATCGCGCTGCGCTCTTGCAGCTGATTATGAACCTTCGAGATGAGCTCGAGACCATGGGTCCCAACACGCAAGAAGGCTTCCGGCTGGAAGCTATTGCGTTCACACAGGGCGAGATCTTTAGCCTGCGCACGGTACTGGAGCTGCCGGAGAGGCTCGCCATTTCAGGGGAGGCAGAAGGTGCCTGACGAGAAGGATGATATTGCCAAGTTGCTCACCTTAGGGATGCCTAAGAAGGAAGCGGCGAAGACGGAGGAGGCCCCCGCGGCCGCACCTGTTGAGGAGCCGCAAGAAGAGGAGGCTGAAGATGTTACAGCCGAAGGTGACGCTGAAGGCGAAGAGGTGCCCTCTGAGGAGAGCGGAGAAGCGGGAGGTGCTGAAGCTGAGGAAGCAGGTGAGGAAGGCACAGAGGAAACTGATCCAGAAAAGATCGCCTTAAGAAAGCAAATCGCGGAACTCCAAGCACAGGTAGAGGCGAAGGAGACTGAAGCGGCTCCCGCGGAGGAGGAGCCCGAGGAGACAGTGGAAGCCGTAGATTTCCTAAAGGACGATGAGGCGTATACCAAGGCGGTAGAGTCTCGAGAGTCCTTCAACACGCTTCTGAATGAAGTCTATAAGCAGGCTACGATAGTCGCCGCGCGGCTCGTCATGCGACGCATGGGGCCGTTGGTGCAGCGCGAAGTCGCTGTCGCGTCGGCTAACGAGACCATCATTCGAGACTTCTATCGGAGGCATGATGACTTACTTCCTGTGAGGAAGTATGTCGGAATGGTGTTCACTGAGATGCGGGCAAAGAATCCGAGTAAGACAGCGGTGGAGCTTCTCGACGTAGTCGCAGCTAGGGTCCGAAATGATCTCGGGCTCCCGAGGCGCGCGGGTGCAGGGAAGCAGCCCGGCGGGGGTGCGCCCCCGGCTAAAGCTCGGAGTGCCCCCGCGGGGCGGGCACCGGTGACTAAGACTGCCCCTTCGCCATCGTTGGCTGAGGAACTGGCCAAGATGTCGAGGTTGCGGTAAACTCTTCAAGAATTTCTTAAGGAGTATAGAGATGACCTACGGGGTGCGGCAGACGCTTCAGGATGTGGGTAACGGGGAGCCCATGCGGGAGCGCATGGTTTTCCCGACGGCGAGTACGACCCTCAAGGTGGGGCAGAACTACGTCCAGATTGCTGGGGACGCGGATCTGGTTATCACCCTTCCCCCGGTGCTGGAGGCGATGGGGGAGATAGTCTTCATTCGGACGGTGACGGGTGGGGGGAAGACTATCACCGTGCAGGACCAGGACGATACGGTGGATAACTACAGCGAGGACATCGAGGACACTGGGGACTATGTGCTGCTGTTTAGCACGGGCGACCGGTGGCTTCCGCTGGTCTCGGTCTCGGGGGACTAAGCTATGAGTGATAAGGGGAGGCTACTGGTTCAGGGGGTTTCTGTAGGGGTGACCTCGTCGGAGTCTCGGGCGCATGTGAGGGATGGACTACTTGCGCAGAGCCCCTCGAATGGCCCCTTCGGGAAGGCTCCCGGGCCGCATGTCGACCCGGAGGTTGCAGGAGAGTTCTTTGAGGAGTTTAACCAGGTCCTCAAGAATAGCTCCGATGAGGTAGGGTGGTTGATCTCTGCTATTCAGGGAACTAACACAGTCGAGGTAGGAGATAGTGGTGCGACTGTGCCCGGGATGGGAGAGATGGTGGTCACTACCGGGGCGTCCAGTGGCGATGGTGTCAATGTGCAGTGGCACCATGATGTCACGCGGGCGTGCGCTAGTGTGGGAGCCAAGCTTTGGTTCGCCGCACGAATCATTCCGTACCAGATAGCTGCATCCTTGGCTAGCCTCCGCGTTGGGTTGATGACGCGGGATACTAACTGCTTGGGAAACGCGGCTAGCGGTGTGGAAGATGGTCTATTCTTCGAGCGGTCAACTCTCGGAGTGTGGAAGGCGTACTCTCGGAAGGACTATAATGACACCACGACTACCCTAACCTCTCTCGACCTCGCGGACATCGGCACGCTGGTCTACATGACAGTAGGATTTACCTTCGACGGCACCACGGCTAAGTTTTGGGTAGACGGAAGCCTGGTTGCCACTCATACCGCCACCGTACCCAACAACGTCCCGCTGGCACCAGTCTTTGTCATCTTGAATGGCGAGGCAGTTGCTGCGGCTCTTATCGTTGATTGGGTAAAAGTCGTCCAACTCAGGGGAGTATAAGCAATGGCTGATACGTATTTCGCGGGACTCCGCGGAACTGATGACCTCGTGAGCAACGAGCGAGCGGAGCACTATCGGGCCGGGATGCTGAGGCTCTTCCCGAATGGGAGCCTTACCCTAACGGCGCTGACGAACATGATGAAGCAGCAGAAGGTTACCGACCCGCACTTCCACTGGTGGACCAAGACTCTCACCAGCCAGCGGGCGACCATCACGGGTAGGTATTTGGATGCCATTCTGGATTCGGCCTACGCAAGTGGGGCCGTGGCGGGGAGCACCCTCTACCTCAAGATGAGTGCCGCGGATAACGCCTTGTTCCGTGTGGGACACCAGGTGCTCCTGCGGGACGCGAGCAACTACACCGTTGACTGTGTGGGGAAGGTCACTGGGGTAGTGGCGAATGGGGCGAGTAGCTTCATCGCGGTCAAGCTGCTCGAGGCGGACGACAACGGCTCGGGGAATGACCTCTCCGACTGTGATACGGCGCTGATCGTGGGAAGTGTCAATTCTCAGGGTGGTACTCGTCCCGAGGCGATCAGCCAGGGGCCTACGGAGTTCGAGAACTACACTCAGATCTTCCGCGATTCGCTGGAGATCACGCGTACTCTGATGGAGACCAAGCTCCGAACTGAGGACGCCTATCTGGAGGTCAAGCGGGACGCCTTGGAGCAGCACGGGATTCAGATGGAGAAGGCGTTCCTACATGGGGTGCTCTCCAGCAACGTGGGCTCCAACGGGAAGCCGGAGCTTACCACCAACGGTATCATCCCCTACATCAAGTCGTATGGGACGGTAGAGGACTACAGCCTGGATGCAGGGACGGCCTACGATGGGAAGACCTGGCTCCAGGCTGGAGACCAGTGGCTCGATGAGCACCTGGAGGAGATGTTCCGGTACGGAAGCGACGAGAGGCTGGCCTTCTGTGGAAGTGGGGCACTCCTGGCAATCCAGCGGCTCGTGAAGAGTGTAGGGGCCTACAACATCTCGGTCCGAGAAGCAGCCTATGGGATCAAGGTGATGGAGTGGGTCACTCCCTTCGGAGTGGTTTATCTGAAGAGTCATCCGCTCTTCAGCTACGAAGCCACAACTCGAAACGCGATGCTCGTCTTTGAGCCCGCGAACTTGGTCTACAGCTTCATCACGGATACCAAGTTCATGCCGGACACCAGCTATGGGAATGGTGGGGGCACTGGCAAGGACGGGAAGGACGAGGAGTTCCTGACCGAGTGCGGCTTGGAGATGCACTTCCCGCAGAGCTGTGGGTACCTGAACAACTTAGGTGTGGACAACGCCTAAGTGTAGTAGCAGGGGAGGGAGGATAGCCGGCTCCCTCCCCTGTATACTCTTCAAGAAATTCTTAAGGAGTGGGTAATGACCCTACTGGAGATCAGGCAGAAGTTCATCGCCTTAAGTGGGCGGCTGGATCTGGCTACAACGACGGATAGGAGCTACGATACAGACGCGGGTGCCGATTACTTTATCGGCGCGGCGGTGAGGTGGCTGGATCGCCAGAGGGACGTGCCGCAGCAAGACGCGGTGTGGAAAGCGAGCCTGGCGATAGACGAGTACTACGTAGATATTGAGGGCGCCCGGGCGATCAAGTCGGTGTGGATGGTAGACTCTGATGGAGCACGGGAGAAGCTTCATAAGTCTACCTACGAGGAGATCCAGCAGGATTACCCTGAGCTGGGTGCGGAGGATAGCGGAACGCCCGAGGATTGGTGCCGGCAGATCGTGCGGAGCGCTCCAGGGCAGTGGGGAGATGGTGGGAAGGAAGAGACTACACGAGTGCTGATTATGCCCCCGACGGAGGAGGCGATAGATATAGAAGTGCAGGGAGTGTTCGCGAGTCGGAGTCTGACTCAGAATGACGATGTGTGCTGGTGGAGCGTGAACTTTCCCGAGACGCTAGTTAGCGCCTCTCTGATGATCCTGGAGCAAAGTTATAGGAACGCCCAAGGGGCAGAGGACTATCGAAGGGCCGCGATGGATGGAGTGGAGGCGGTGGACCACGACGAGGTGGAAGAGGGCCTCGTCGATGAGCAGATGGAAATGGAGGGGTAGAAGTGCTACAGAAAAGAGCCTATCGTGATGAGAGTGCGCGGAGGAAGTTTAACAAGCGGTACTCGAGTTCCTTTGCAGCAAGACACGCAAAGGGAGCCCCTCCGCCCGCGGGACCTCAGCCCGTGGAGGTTGTGGTGCAAGAAGGTGGCTCGCTCATTGCGCCTCCTCCTATTGGGATACTAGGTGATGCAGGAAATATCCCTAACGCTAAGTAAGTACTTCCAGCGGGGACTCAGGCCGGAGAGCAAGGCTGCTCACGGGGCAGAGTGGCTCACGGCTTGTAAGAATATGAAGCCCCAGGCGGATGGCTTGTGGGGAGTAGCCTTAATTGCGAGCCCCTTTGCGAGTGGGGTTCCCGCTGTTACCGATGTGTGGCCATTCCCCCAACTGTTCGAGACACAGCGGGAGAGGTGGCTCTTTGAGGCGACGGCGGTCTATCCGGTGACGGGGAGTAGCCCAAGCTTCACGAAGGGAACGGTAGCCACGACGTATAACTACCGGGCACAGAGTACGCCCTTGGCCATCACGACGGGGGGAGTCTGGCACTTCGCCACGCTGGGGTATGAGTGGATCGCTACGAATGGGATCTGTAGCGTGCTACAGTATAATCCTTACGCGACTACGGGGGTGGCGAATAAGGTCTTTGTCGATACAAGCGTGGTGGTCCAAGCGGTAGCCGCACACAGGGGAAGGTTCCTCTTTGGGGGATTTAACTCGAGTGATAGCTGGCCAGCTACTTGGGACGCGATCTTTAGCGCTTGGCTAGCGAAGACTACGATTACTACGTATGATAATAATAACCTCCGTGCGAACTTCGTCTTGTGGACACCACCCGGCCAGTATGCCCTCTCTCTGTTTAGCCCTCCGAGTGACCCGGAGAGTCTCATTCAGGATAACCAGTTTGGCTTCATGCCTATGCCGTGGAATGGGACGGTGCAGGCAATCAAGCCGCTGGGAGAGAGGGTAGTAGTATATGGGACCACGGGGGTCACTATCCTGGGCCCCATTAATGTACCCGCGCCGAGCTACGGAATCGTGGGGAGTGCCCCGGTGGGGGTAGCTCATAGAGGGGCGGTAGGAGGCGATGATAGTGAACACGTCTTCATGGACACCACGGGTGACTTGTGGAGGGTCTCGGCCAGTGAGGGCTTTCGAAGGTTGGGATACAAAGAGCACCTCTTGGAGATGCTTAGCAAGGCCGTCATTATCACTCTTGACACAGCGCGAAGGGAATACTATATCAGCGGGGCCACGAGTGAGGGAAGTATCCGCGCGTGGGTACTTACTCCCCAAGGGCTCGGGCAGAACCGCCAGCAGGTCACTAGTATGTGGAACATTGGGAGCCAGCTCTACGCAATCGCGAGCTACTCCTCGGGAGCCGTGGCTCAGCAAGCTCACGTCATTACCCACGAGACTGACTTCGGCGTTAGGGACTTTAAGACAGTCACTACGGTCGAGGTCGGAGTCGACACAGCGTATACTGTCCAGGTGCGGGTATACTATCGGAACTCCAAGGCAGACTCTTGGAGCGCTTCTGGATTGGTACTCGTGAACGCGGAGGGCTTTGCAAGGGTGCAGGTTACCGCGGTAGAGTTTAGGTTTGTGGTGCTGGCGAGTGACCACGCTGCGATTAGGCTGGACTATCTCACGGTGCACGTGCAAGGGGTGGGCAAGCGCACTGTAAGGGGGGTCAATGTTACTCAGGCTTGAGAATGACCAGATTAGGACTTACTGGGGTGACATTGAGACCGCGCTCCGGGCAGCAGTGCCCCCGATTAGTAGGAGTAGCCCAGCCTACTTATCTAACATGATGGAGTCGCTGCTTCTTGGGGTGATGCAGGCGTGGGTGCTGTTTGAGTACACTCCAGAGGGTAAGGCTAAGATCTATGGGCTAGCAGTGACTTCTAAGGTAGTAGACCCAGGCTCGGGATATCCAAGCTTGCTCCTTTATGCGGTATATGGGTATACCTTCATTCCCGAGGAGCTGTGGAAAGAGGGGATGGAAAGGTTGAAGGAGTTCGCTAAGGGAATTGGGTGTTCGCAGCTAGCGGCTTATACGAAGGTACCCAGGATTAGAGAAGTAGCGGCTTCTCTTGGGTGGACTACAGATACAACTTACGTAACGGTGGAGGTCTAACATGGGCTCTGGAGGTGGTGGTGCTACGCAGTCAGTTAGTATCCCTGCGTCGGTTGGTATGCCGGCTCACGCACTTTTGGCTGGCAGTGTGGGGTGGGTAGCGGACGCTGATGGTGTTACCCGGCCCACAGGGTATGCAGTGCCTTGGGGAGTAAGCGATGCAACGTATACCTACTTGCCTACCCGTTGGTATGACGGAAGCGAAACTCCCGTGCTAATCTCGTATAGCGATGCTCCCAACATGATGCGGTGGATGCTGGACTACGGGCTAGATATGGAAGGGCGGGGAACGCCGTATACGGGGGTGAGCGCCTATAATCCAGATGCAGACCTAATGGAATACTCCATCCAGGTGGACGCACTGACTACGCTGATGCAGGCGAGGGCTCCGCAGACTGATGTGGAGGCTTATCTCGATGGAGCTAATGCGCGGGCTACTGGAGATATCACCCCGCTGGACATCAACACCGTGATGAGTGACATTCGCCAGATCGCCCTGCCGATCGTGGATGAGGTGGTGATAAAGGCGATCGACGCAGCGGCACAGGCGGGGAATGATGCGGTCCAGACGGCCGCGCTTACCGCCTTCAACGCAAGACAGAGAGCGGTACACTCGGCTGAGGTCAACCGCTTCGTTGCGGGGATGGTAGATGGGAACGCGGTGCAGAGCTCCGCTTTTGTATTGGGACTGGCGCTCTTAGAGAGTAGCTACGAAGACCGCTCCGCACAGTATGATGCAGATTTCACGCTTCCCATGATGCGGGAGGCTTTCACCCAGTATATTGGGGTGTTCATGGAACAGGTTAAGGAACACCTTGTGACTTATGTGCAGAATAACCAGGTGGAGCAGCAACTGGAGGTGGAGTATACCCTCCGGGGGAGCCAGCTGATGCTGGAGGCGCTTCGGGCACAGCTCGTGGGACAAGAGGCACTAGCGCGGGTCTCTATAGAAGGTAACCGTATCAAAATTGTGGCTAAGTCTGAGGAGTATGACCACAATCTTGAGTACGATGTTAAGGACCTGATGTGGGACCCTATGCTGTTTCAAGCGGGGGTTAACATGGTGAGTGGGATCAGCGGGGCAGTGGTCACAGCGCAGCCTGGGCCAAGTCGTGTGCAGAGTGCTATTGGGGGGGCCGCTTCAGGGGCGGCTTTGGGAGCCTACCTCGCGGCTCCTACTGGGGGTCTCTCGGTAGGCGCGGGAGCCGCTATCGGAGGTCTCGCGGGGCTGCTAGCTGGGTCTATCCAGTAACTCTTCAAGAATTTCTTAAGGAGCTTAGACATGAATCAGTTTGACCCGATAAAGATGAGCCTGGTGGGGGGCGCGGCGGGCTCGGCGATAGCCCCTGGGAGAGTGCCTCCGGACCCTACACTGGGAGGGCTACTGGCGAGTGGAGTCCCGGGGAAGGTGAGTGTAGGTGCGAAGGGACTTGCGAAGCCCATAAGTGGGCCTGTGGGTGGGAAGACGAGTGGGATAGATATAGCGCAGATGCTAGCGGGGATCGGGGGAGCTATTTCTCCGCAGGGTAGTTGGCAACAGAATCTGGCGGGGTTTGTCCAACAGCAGGTGGCGACGCAGAAGCAAGGGGATGTGATGGGGAAGCTGTTGGCGGGGGAGGTGCTGACGGCGGAAGATATGAGGGGGTTGGTGCCGGAGCAGGTTAATGCAGCAGTGACCGCGGTAGCTGGAGCCAAGAGCGGAAAGATCGCTGCGGCGCAGAATGTGGTCAAGCTCTTGAAGGATCTTCAAGGGCTTGGTATTGAGGGGGACTTGTATAATCAGGTGGCGAGTGAGCTGGGAACAGTGATGGGGGGGCCCGAGGGAGCCGCGGTGACGGCGGCGGCTCCTGCGGTGGGAGCAGCTAAGGCGCCAGAAATGGTGGCACTGGAAAAGGAGCTTACCAGCCGGGAGAAGATCGCTCTCCAAGGACTCCAGGGGCAGGTGGTAATCGCGGCTATGAATAACTTCGGGGACGCACAAGCGCTGAAGCAGCAACTCAACTTGGCTAATGGACTTAGTGCTGTTCGGGAGCAGCAGAATCAGTTGACGCAGATGCTTCTCACGTTCGCCGCGAAGGATCAGCAGTTTGCTAACACGATGGCGGGGTACCAGATAGCCGCGGAGGCTATGTATCCCAGCCAGCAGGATGCGACAGGGGCTCGAAATGTTACGCCGGAGTTGATGGTAAAGAGACAGGAGCTACTCTTGAAGATGCTTCGGGGTAGGCCGGGAATGGAGAAGTATGCGGAGGCGCTGGCGCCCGGGATGCTGACTACAGTAGAGACGGTAGACACTCCCAAGGGGACTTCTTCTAATGACGAGTACTTCCATGGTCTGAATGAGGAAAGGCCCTAGCTATGGCAGGGTTCCAGAGTATCCAGCAGGACCCGCGGTGGAAGGGGCTTTCTGAGAAGGGAAAGTCTACAGTTGCGGAGAGGTACTTCAATCAGCAGGTGAAGAAAGACTCCCGATGGGGTAAGCTGGATTCGGACCAGCAAGAACAGGTAGAGGTAAACTTCTGGGGTAAGGCTGGAGTCCTTCCCTACGCAGGGGCGATGGAGAGTACTTGGAACGCCTTCTGGAGAAGTCTACCCACTGGAGATCTCACGGCGAGTGATCTCTATGCTACCGCGGGGTTCTTTGACAAGTCGGTAGAGGCTCAGAGGCGTGGAGAGATTCTTAGGCCCGCGCAAGGAGCTGGGGAGTTTCTTGGGAGCGCCTTGGGGAGCGTGGCCCCTACGACAGCAGCCCTGGGGTTGGCTGTGGCCGCACCGATGGTAGGAATCCCTGCGCTATGGGCTACGTTTGGGCTATATGCAGCCCAGAACGCGGGCTCCGCGCGGAGAATGGTATATGACTATGAGAAGGAAACTGGGCAAGAGGTAAGCGGGGAGACTGAGCTAGCTCTTGCGGTGGGCTTTGGGGCGACAGCCTTCGCTGCGGAGCTGGGAAGCTCGGTGCTTCTACGGGCGGCGTTGGCCAAGGCTCCTGCGCACCTAATCGAGGGGATTGGGAGAAGCCTTCTAATACGGAACATTCCCGCGGCTATTCGTGGGGCGGCCGAAGTGGGGGCTATCGAAGGGGCGGAGGAGGTTGCGGAGCAGCTCATGCAGAACGCGCTAGTCAAGGGTGCGCGGGCTGTGGAGGATGGAAACTTTCGAGAGGTGGGAATACTTGATGGGACGATGCAGAGCTTCGCGGGGGGGTTTGTAGGAGGCGGTATTTCCCACGGGATGCTTTGGCGGATGCAGCAGAACAAGAAGCAGAGAGGGAGTATAGTCTCGGGAGAAGAAGGCGATCTACTCGCGGGGGGTCTCCCAGCTTGGGCGAGAGGGCCACAAGAGGAGCAGGCTACCACGCCACTAGCGGATAGAATGGCCGCGAGATGGGGAGCTCGGGAAGCTGGGAGCGACCAGAGGTATGGGACTATTCCTCTTCGGGCTAGTGGGGAGGCCCTTAGTGTGGTAGGGGCCCAGACTAGCGTGGCGAACCTTTCTCGCGGGCGCCGGATTGACCTTCTTGGGAATGTGGCAGCCGCGCGGGAGCTCAAGACTGCGGAGGTACTCACTGGGGAGACTCGGGTCACGGTGGAAGAGGCTCGAAGATGGCAGAGCCTCTACAATGTGCTGAATGGGGTAGAGCCCCATGAAGAGCCCGCGAGGCAAGCGTTAGATTTGGGTAACCAAAATGCTATCGAGGATGGGACTTCCATAGGAATACCGGACAACACTCCAGTAGATATTCCCCTGAAGACGCCACGTAAGGGTAGCGTGAGGTTGGACGCGGCCTTCGATGCAGCAGCTCTCGCGGCAGAGAGTGCGGAAAGTAGACTAGCTGTAGGTAAAGATCCCTCTCGAGCTTTCTCGGTTTATGAAAAGGCTCAAGCGGAGATGCTACGGACGTGGAATGAGCTTAACCCGGATGATGTAGCTGGGGAGGGGTTGCTGGATTGGTTGAATTACAAGGCCACGGGAGAGACTAGCTTCGTTCTGGCTAAGAAGAAGATTGCCGCGAGTAGAGAAAGTAAGAAGGCGAGGCCCACGGCGAAGAAGGTAGAGGTAGCTCCTCCAGTGGTAGAGCCTACACCTCCTGCGAATGGTCTCCAGAAGCGAAGGTTCCGAGGCATAGCCGCGGGGCGAAAGAACTTCACCGATGAGGACCTTGCGCGCCTCATGGTGGAGATGCAGAAGGAGTCGAGAAAGCCTGAAGAGCAGGCTAGACTGGACGCGGAGGAAGCTCTCCGAGAGCCCCCTGCGCGGGGTGGAGAGATCCCAAGCTTCTTAAGAATTTCTTCAAGAGTGGAGGAATCTGAAAGCGAGCGGATGCTACAGAGGGCCGCGGAGGCAAGGCCGCAGAGGGTGGGACGGACAGAGTTACCTGCGGGATTCAAGGTAAGGAAGATCGCTCCGGGAGCCGCGATTTCAGTAGAGACCCCTGTGGAGACTCCTAAGGCAGCGTTGAAGAAGCTCGCTAAGGTTGAGGGAGTGGCGGAGGAAGACTTCTCCATCTTAGATGAGACTCCGGCGGCGGATGAGTCGGTTGAAGGTGAGGGAATGGTAGATGAGGGGAACCTTATCTTTCAGGGGAGAAGGGTGGAGGGGAGTAAAGTTCCCACGCTGATGGAGCGCCAAAGATTAGTAGGCCCCCTACAGGCTGCGGGCGTGCTGAACATGGTTATTCAGAGTTCCGGGCAGCTGTGGGGACCGGATGGAAGACCTAAGAATGCTATCTTAGACCGTGAGACTGGGACGGTTTACCTCTCTGAAGATGTAGCGTGGAATACGGTGGGGCATGAGGCGTTTCATAGGTTGGTAGACCTCATGGGGCGGGAGCATCCGAAGATAGCCGCGGGACTGGACTTGTTTGGGGGGGATGCCGAGAAGGCAGGAGATGCGGTGGGGGACTATTATGCGATTAGGTCCCGCGCAGGGATGGTGGGAAGAATAGGGCTATGGCTCAAGGAGATGTGGGCCGCGGCTAAGAGTGACTTTGGGCTTAGTCTAACGCAGGATGAGTTTGTTAAGGCAGCCAACATTCGGTTGAAGGGTCCGTGGAATGGCCGGGGGCAAGAGGGGTATGAGTTTCAAGAGCGGCTGTATTACAGCAACAAGCAAGAGGAGAAGTCTTCAGCGGTAGATGAGCGCTTCGAGGCACAAAGTAAGGAGCGTGAGGAGAAGTATATCGGGAACCTGAATACCGAGAGAGTAGTCCTCACCGATGCAGTGAAGAAGGTTCTGACGGAACAGGTAGAGCCTAACATCGAGAGGACGAAGCTCTCGAATCAGGAACTCATGGCCCGCGCAAAGCGCATCATCCAGGAACGCGGGCGTAAGGGCGTGATGCAGATAGCCGCGAGATTCTCTAAGACTGGGCGGATCTCGCTTGAGGAAAGCCTCGCTATGCGGATGTTGGAGGTGGGGGATGGAACCTACCTTATTCAGCGGTTCCTAGATGAGCCCGATGATAGGGTGAGAAGGGTACTCGGGGAGCAGCTTCTTGAGGAGGCGGAGAACAGGTTCCGTGGAGCAAGTAAACTTGCCGCTGATGCAGGGCGGAGGCTGCAGGCTTATAATATCATGGTGGACCCCCAGACTATTCTCTCTTGGGCCGCGAAGGCGGATCTTGGGAAAGACCTTCGGGAGAAGCTCAAGCAGATGATAGACGATGGGTCTATCTTTGAGGTGGACGTGTTCAAGCGGTTCGCGCGGGAGGTGAAGAAGCCTGAGGCATTGGACTGGCTACGGGCCTTTGTCTACGTGAATTGGCTCTCGAGTCCTACCACTCAGCTGGTGAATGTTGGTGGGAATACTCTCTTTCTCACTATGCAGATGGGGCAGAGAGCGCTGGAGGCTGGAGTAGACGCAGCGTTGAGTAGCAAGATTGTCCAGGCGATCCGGCCAAGCCACGCCCCGCGCGCTCGCCAGATCTTCCTCGATGAAGTACTGGCGATGTGGCAAGGCGTAGAGACGGCTAAGACTAAGAATAATGAGGCGATCAAGGCGCAGATCTCTTGGAGGCTTGGGGGCAAGCGTGGAGTAGAGCCGCCCGCACTACACGAGGTATTCGGGGGCTCGAGTAAGCTGGACATCGAGATGAACTCAGCCTATAACCCCTTCGAGCATGTAGAGGGAAAGCTTAAGGGACTAGCCACCGCCTTCACGCTTCCCACCACCGGGATGCGGTATGCGGACCTTTACTTCAAGAGTCTCGCCTATGATGCGCAGATGAACGCACTAGCTGTGCGGGAGTCCCATAAGACTGGAAGGTCGACTAGTGACATTCTGGCCGATCCGAGTGATGAGCTTATTGCCCAGGCGGTGAAGTTTAGCACCTATGCTACCTTGATGGAGCGGGATTCGGTTACGAACTCCCTCATTCGGCTTAGGGACAAGACTAAGGTGGGGTTCTTTCTATTCCCCTTTGTAAACACTCTCTCCAATATCCTACAGCGGGGGTTGGAGATGGCTCCTGGGGCGGGAGTACTTCCGCTACTCTACCGAGTTTCCCAGGGAAAGGACTCGGTGCAGAGTTTGGTAGCCAAGCAGATGATGGGAGCGAGCCTAGCCCTGATGCTGGCGCTAGCCTTCGACGACGAAGATGATGGAGAGTGGAGGCTAACCGGCGCCGCTCCTACGCATCCAGCATATAAGGATGCCTTCTATGGCCAAGGGAAGGTGCCTTACGCCGTCAAGATTAAGAATAGTTGGGTGAGCTACCGTAAGGCGGAGCCCCTCGCCCTACCTCTGGCTATGGTGGCCGACTTCATTCGGTATGTGAATGACACACCTACGAATCCCAACTTGGAAGGGGTAGATAAGGCTATAGACATGTTCTCGGGAGTAGCCGCAGTGCTAACTGAGACAGTCATAGCTGGGAGCGTGCTGGAGAACTTCGCCGCCTTTAGCGAGAAGCAAGGGTGGACTCAGAGGTTCACCAACATTCCCACGGGGTTGATCCCCTACTCGAGTTTCTGGCGCTCTCTCGCGCGGGCGACTGAGGCATGGAATACTGGGGACGCGAAGGTGCGGGAGAGTCTAACGCTACTGAATGTCCTCGGGCAGGTTATTCCTTCGAGTAGCCTTCAGGAGTATGCCAAGCCCCGCTTGAATAGGTGGGGGGAAGAGATAGTACTCCCGGGAGGTGTGTTCCGACAGTGGCTCCCGTATAAGTGGAGCGAGACCAAGCATGACGCAGTAGAAATAGAGCTTCGCCGCCTGGATCTTGTAGGGCAACCGAGCGGGGTAGGCTTCCCACAAAACAGCTTTGAGTATTTGGGGAAGCGCTATCTAATGTCGGATGAGTTCTATCGGGACTACCTTCTCTCGTACGGGAAGGCTGGCAAAGAAGCCTTAGGTCGCCTCTTTGCCAGCCCGGGCTACGCGAGACTAACCGACGTGGGGAAGACGAAGGCAATGGGGCGGACCCTGGGTAAGGTCCGGGCGCCCATTACCTCTCGGGCTCATCGGGACTGGGTTTCGAGTGGGGCGGCCGAAGTTCGATAGTAGCCACCTCGAACATATTCCGATCAAGGAGCCACCAAAGTACCTCTCGCACAGGTGGTGGGGTCTTACGATAAAGCCCCACCGCTTGTGCGAGCGTTTGTTGGAGGCCCAGGACATCAGTCTTGTATCGCTGGATAAGCCAATAGGTAAGCTTCACCCACTGCTTATGCTGCGGGCGCTCCCACTCGTTGGGAAGGGTAGCCTCGGTGTGGTATTCCTCTGCCTCGGCTGCAGTTCCAAGCATCTGCATTACGACAGAGGTGAGGAGCTTGAATTCCTCGGGGTAGCCGGAGACTTCGTGGATATCTAGCTCAGTGATCTTACCCCGCTTGATTAGCTCGGCTAGAACCTGGCTGGGATCACTCACCTAAGACCTGCTTTCTGTAGCATAGTACGAATCCATACTACCAACTCGGGATTGTCTCGGAGTACCTGCAGTAGCGCAGAGGATAGTGTACTCACGGTACGCTCCTCCGCATCTGAGTCTTGAATTCCATAGGCCCACCATATAGCATGGTGAACCTCGTGTAGCAGCGTGTCGATTACCTTGTAGCGATCCATAGTTGTATCTATACGTATGGTCATGCTGAGCACCGAAAGCTCTCCAAAACGACCTGCAGCACTAGCGTCCAGGTGGGCCCAAGAAACCAGTTTGAAATCAAAAGCTCCGATACGCAGCATGGGAGGTAAGGTCATCTCTAACTCCTCAAGAATTTCGTTAAGAGTGTTTACGTGTATATAGTAGGGACTTGGTGTTTGGGTCTACCTTGCAGAAGCCCATCGCCTCCAGAGAGGCAATAATCTCTCCAAGTTGCCGCTGGCTTACATCATTGAAAAACATCTCAGCAAGGGCGTGGAAAGGGACAGCCCCACGCTCCGCGAGGACTTTCATCAAGCGGATCTGGACAACGGCGAGGGGGTTGGAGCCTACCCCGCGGAAGACTTGGGCCATCTTTTGCTCGGTGGTTTCCAGGGTCCAGATAGCTTTGGCAAGGTCATCCTCCGTGATTTCCATGGCGCCGCTGCGGGCGGCGGAGTAGAGCATGGAGAGTTTCATTATGTGTAGCATCCGCCGCTCGATGTAGAACTCCAAGCGGAGCTCGTTGAATTGGGGTGGGTCACTCTCAGCGTTGGTACGCCAGGTGGTGTATAGGTCGTCGAAGCCCGGGGTGGTGAGAAAGGGCCCGTCCATACTCTTTATCCGGGCGTAGTCTCGGGAGATGGCCTCGAAGAGCATAGGGGGCCCGAGGGTGGGTTTGATAATGACCCCAGCTTTGTCTTCCTCATAGACAAAGACGGTGCGAGAGGTGAAGCCAGTGCCTACGGCTCCCTCGGGCATGGAGCTTTGGAGAGTAGAGGGGGTGGTAGCCCCAAGTAGATTTACCCATAGGTTGATTACCTCCTGCTCTCCGTGGAGAAAGGTATCATAGACGAAGCGACTCTTACAGTCAAACCAGTCACAGAGGATGGTGAGGAACTCCGCGTTCTTATAGCCGAGAAAGACAGTGAGCTCCGTGGAGAGAATGGTCAGGCTGGAATGAAAGTTTATCCTCCCATCGGAGTGGACTATCTGCTCCCGCTCGTCCTGGAGTGTTTTGACCAGCTTCTGCCGAGAGGTCTCGTCTGCGGCGATCTTTAGTCCGTGAGCAGCCATCATCTCCACCGCGGGACGCATAGCGGTACCTTTACGAGCAGCGGGAGGGCCCACTAAGACTATATACATGTTTGGGTAGAAGGTCTCACTCCCCCACTCGAGAAAGCACTTCCGTCTCAAGGCCGCCGCGACTGTGCTTAGCGCACACCACCTCCGATACATCGGCCGGGGCTCGGTATTCGCGGTCAGCTCCAGCCATCCCTCAACCCAGTCCGGCACTTCCCTTGACATAGGACTCGAGCTCCTCTACCAAAGCAGCGTCAGGAGTGGTGGATACCTTCTTTGCTTTCCACTCCAGCATGGTGGGCTTGTCCATAGTGAACCCGATAGCGGTATCGGTGGGGATTATGAAGGATTCGCCTTGGTGGAAGAGTGGCTGGGAGAGGTTAGTGGCGATTAGTCGAATGATCTCGAGTATTCGGGAGGGGCCTACTGAGAGCGGGACTTGGTACTTAACAGAGTCATGGACGTTGTTTACAAGGCTTACCTCTGGGAATAGGTCTTGGTGCTGGTAGAGGTAGACCATCCCCCACTCGTTAAGGACGCCCGCGACAGTAGATTGGGGGACGTAGGAGTAAGCCTGCTTGAATAAGTCTACACTCCAGGGAGTGCGGAATTGGTAGGCGCGGCCAAGAAGGTTAACAAGGGTACGACTCTTAGCGAGCTGGTCCCTAATGGAACGGTGCCACTCGCGGACCCCGGGATAGGTTTCGTGGTAGCGCTCCACGATGAACTTAGCCTCGGGTTGGGTGATCTGGTAATAGATAGCGAACTGTCCTGGACCGAGGTCATAGTTGAGCCCATGGTTCGCGCGCTTGCCCCACTGGCGCTGCTCGAGGGTTACCATCTCAATCGGGACGCCGTAAATAAGGGAAGCGGTAAGACGGTGGAGGTCGATACCTTGAGCAAAGGCTTCCTTCATCCGGATGTCTCGAGAGATGTAGGCAACAACGCGGTTCTCTGCCTGGGCTAGGTCATGCTCTATAAAGATGTTGCCTGGGTCCGCGATCATAGCGGAGCTCATCTCGGGAGGCTGGTTCTGCATATTTCCGCCGGTCCCAAAGATAGTCTTGGAACTGGACACCCGTGATTGCTTAGTCCCCACCGGGTTCCAAGAGCAGCGGAGGCGGTTATCTGGGTCGAGAGTTATGTCGTAGTAGGTTCCCTTCATCTTGGCGAGGTGGCGGTACTCAAGAAGGATATCGGCTTGAGTTACACCTTTGCTGGCAAGCCGCTTGAGCGCTTTGTCGTCGGTGGTGGGGGAGCCACTCTTCCCGTAGTAGGCACGATTCCCCAGGGTGATGTAGAAGAAGTCCGCGACTTGCTTAGGGCTATCTGGGTTGAACTCGGGACCAGCGTCTTTACGAAGTATATCGAGGAGCTCTTGGCAGCGGGCCCCAGTAGCCTCACTTCCTTGGACCAGCTTCTCTGGGATCATCTGGACACCGGTGGTAGCGATATAAACCAAGGGCTCGATTAGGGCTACTTGTCGGCGATAGGCGTCCCAGTTATTCTGTCGCTCGAGGTCTCGACGCTGTTGGGGGAAGGCTTCCATCACCACGGCAGAATCCATTGCGGAGTAGCGACGGAAGGAGAGTTCACTGGAGACTAAGGAGCCCGCGCGCCACGCCTTCCCATCGTCCTTATAGTAGGGCTCCCCCGCACAATACATGGCGGTGATGAAGTCCAAGCCCTTAGGATAGTCCGGCATGAGGAAGGCTTGGGCTACCATCGTATCGTCCACCGGGCGGGTCACGATGCCAAAGCGAGTAAAGAGGAAGGTAGCATCGAAGGTGATATTCTGCCCCACCTTTCGCACAGCGGGATTCTCAAGGAGGCTTTGGATAGCCTCCATAATCTCGAGCTCTTGATCGGGGGACCAGTAGTCCTTAGCGCCGTCTGAGAGGGGGATACAGATGGCCTCGTCTGCGGAGTAAGCCAGACTTAGGTGGGTCATCTCCTTGACGGTGATATCAGTCTCGATATCTACCGCGCAGGACTCGAGAGTACTACAGTACCGAATGAACTCAAGAGTTTCAGTGAAGGATGGCTCGAGGCGTAGATTCCGCTCCCGCGGGTGTCTCTCGGGAAAGGCACTCTGGGCTACCGCTCTCCGTAGATCATGGGCGATAAGGAACTCACTCATCGGGTCTCGGTGCTCGAGGGCAGCCGCTGGATGGATACAAGGCACGACCTTACGAGATAGCTCCTCGCACCACAAGATAGATCCTCGGCGCTTAGTGATAGCCGGTTGGTCGATACCCGTTAGGGCGTAGAGTGGGACATTCCCAAAGGGCACCAACACGTTCGCGTAGCAATCGCGGAGGCGATGGAACAGTGCTTCTCGCGCTTCCAGGAACTCCGTAGAGATCTTAGGTGGCCCCTTTGAGCGAAACTCGATATACGGGGCTATGTTATTCCCCACTGGGTTGAACTGAAACACATTCTCGATTCGTACCTCGTGTCGCTGTATCCCCGCAGCGATAAGGGTTCGGTTGAGAACTTGCCCGGCCCGTCCGACGAAGGGGCGACCAGCGGCTACTTCGTCCCTCCCGGGTGCCTCACCGATTAGGCAAATCTTGGCCTCGAGTGGGCCTTCACAATATGCCGCGTGCACCTAGTTCCTCCCTCAAGAGAGCGAGAGCTTCCAAGTCCCCAGGGCCCTCTATTACCACAGGGATTCGGTTTCGGTAGGCATGTTTTACTTCAAGGTCTGCGCCTCGAGAGGAGCCTACCAACCTGAGCAACACGTCACAGGAGTCTAGCCACTGGATATCATACTCTATCCAGGTAGCCCACTCTTGTGGGTGTTGAAGGTGCCAGAAGTGTGATAGGTGGGGAATGAAGGGGCAATAGCCCCGGTTGAGTAACTCGTTTCCCGCCCGAATAGCTCGAGCGGTATTCTTGATTGGGTCCTCGGTGGAGTAGGGACCCGCGATGTAGACTTTCATCGGACGCATCGGCAAGCTCCTCAAGAAATTCTTAAAGAGTTATGAACGGGAGATCCGCCGAGACAACGCGGGCAGCGAAGGCGTCTTTGTAAACTTGAGATAGGTCGAACCCGATAGCCTTCATCGAGAGGTTGTGGGCGGCGAGAATAGTCACCCCGCTTCCAGCGAAGGGGATTAGCATGTAGCCGTTGGGCGGGCAGAATAGCGAGACGAGCTCCTGCATAAGAAGGAGTGGGCGCTCGACTGGGTGGATTCTCCGGGCTACGTCCGGGGGCTTATAGAGGAAGGTGTTTCCCACTCCCCCTTTCATGAGTTGGGGAGAGCCTTTAGAGGCGTAGAAGAAGCCTTCCCACTGAGAGGCGAGAGTTAGGTAGGGTTGGTGAGTCATCCCTGCGGCGAGCTTTACCCAGACAGCCATCACAGGAGCCACTCGGAACCCCACGGTTTCCAGAGCAGCCTTAACGGCAGAGTGGTGTTGGGCAGAGTGCCAAGCGATGAGCCACCCATTGGGGAGAAGGACTCGGTAGCACTCCCTCGCAACGTGGGTGATGAATTCGGGGTAGGTTGCGCGATCTACCTCGTTGTAGTCTTTGGTGGTGATCTCCCCACCCTTCATAGAGGTGTCCATCTCTATACCATAGGGTGGGTCTAGCTCCACGAAGTTCATAGTCCTATCTGGGAGCTTCTGAACACCAGTGAAGAAGTCCTCGACGAGGTAACTATCTATGATCTTCTGCTTGAGGAGAGTGGTGGCCGTGGGCTGGCTCGCAGCGAAGGTAGCAACTTGGAGTTTGTCCAAGAGTTCTTGCTGCTGCTTCTTGAGGGCCTTCATCGCTTCGTGCTTGTTACGAAGCTGAGCGAGTTCGGGGTTCTCCTCGATAGCGCGGGCGAGGGCTATATCTTGGGAGACTTGGGTAGCGCTCCTCCCAAGCATGGCAGCGGTGTCACTCATAGACTGGCCTGGAGAGGGGCCAAGCGCGGCGCCGTGCTTCTCTACCTCTAACTCGTGGATCTCCTTGGTGAGGGCGACTTGTTCCGCGTAGGTTAGGTTCTCCCGCTGGAGGTTCTCGTAGAGCTCAAGTTCCTTCCGGTCAAGGGTGGAGAGCTCCCCTTCGTAGACTCGACAGGGAATGGTGGGAGTGCTAAGGAGAGCAAGGGCAAGGTAGCGGCGGCCACCCGCAAGAAGGAGATAAGGCTTCTCGGCCCCTGGGGTAGCGAGTACCGCGATTGGGTGGATAAGCCCGCGCCTCTGGATATCGGAGGCGAGCGTGTCTACATTCTTATAGTCCTGCCGGACTCTATCCCCAAAGGCTATATTAGCCATCGGAATGTTAAGCATCAGAACTTCGCTACCCATCTGAGTTTCCTTCCAAGAGTGATAGTTGGAGTGCTTCGAGCTGCTCCAAGGTTAGCCCCGAGAGAGCCTTCTCGAGTTGGTTAACCTGAATCTTACCCTTGCGCGGGGTTCTTATTCCCCCCACGGCGCGCTTTTGGGCGAACCGGTCCCGGCGCTTCTGGCGGATCTGGATCAGCGCCTCCAGCGCCTCGGCGCGTGGTAGCTGCAACAGCCCTTTCCTCTGCGTTAGTAAGTCCATCGTGGAGTTCCCTCATGGTGAGCTGATCCGAGAATAGTAGGATCATAGTGTTGCGGTAATCCCGCTGGAGTTCCCTAACAAGCAAAGAAAGAATCGCCCCATAGACCTGTTGGCGTTGGCCATGAGGGATTCGGTTGTGGAGGAACTCAAACACCTCGTCGTTCACATCGTAGCTTATTCTTGGCATACCTCCTCCGAGTAGAGAAAGAGCCCCGAGAGAATAGCTCCCTCGGGGCCCTCTCTGGTAAAAGGACTAGCGCCTACGAGGACAGAACCTCTTCACGCGGTTCTGCGTGCGGCCCTCGTTCTCCTCCAGTCCGAGAATGGCGTAGCCGGTCTGGCCCACCAACTCCCGCGGGTCCACGGGCCGGTTGAAGTCCACACCGAACGTAGCGCCGAGTTCCTTGTAGTTGTTGAGCGTGCGCTGGTAGTTCTTGTACCCATCGTCCCCCGGGTGGCACGCCTTGGGAACCTCGATCCAGTAGCGGACATCCCAAGCGAGGGGGTCGCTCGGGGAATCGAGAGTTAGGTTGAGCCCCACCTTGTCTCCGGAATTGGTGGGCTTTACCTCAGCCTTAGTGATACGCAGCTCCACCTCGGCATCCGCGGGAAGGCAGTGGAAATCCTGACGGTCGTTCATGTTTAGGTCGAGAGGGCTAGCTTCGGTCATGAGAGCACCTATGAGTGAGAGTGTGTGAGAGATAGTTTTCTTGCGTATCCGCGCTTCCAGAGCGGGTTACGAGGGTGGAGAGTAGAGGGGTGTGGCCTCTACCCTCCGAGCGAAGGGTTACGGGGTTCCCCAAGTGAGCGCCTCGAATGCTCACGGCCCGTGAACCCTTCGCCAAGTTTCGGTATCCAGGCAGAGCTTCGAAACAAGCTCAGCTGCGAATAGCTGCTTAAAGACGAGCCAGATTGGGGTGTAGATGTAGCCTATTTCGGAGCCCGCAAACAAGAGGCCCACGAGGTAGCCTTGCATATCGAAGCACGCGGAGCCTGAGTCTCCCGGAGCACAGATTACACGGGATTGGTTCGGGCCTCTGCGGGTGAACCCCTGCTTGAAGAAGTTCACCACTCCCACAGTACCACCGTAGTCCAAGGAGAAGGTGGTGTTCCACCACGTCATGTCCGTGCGCGTGTAGCCCGTGCGGGCACCGAACTTCTGGAGGGGAATCGCCGTATCGAGTAGCGCGCTTGGCTTCTGGGCGATTCCCAAGCCGGCCGGGGTGAAGTCTTGAGGAGAGCCCAGGCTACGATACATTCCGCAGTAGTTGCGGTGATAGTGAGGCCAGCCAGCGAGCGGCTTTCCTGGGAGCCCGATAAGCTGATCATGCCACCTATCCATTTTGGAGCCCGGGATGGAGTAGCCAAGCTCCCCTACGAGCGGGTCCCCACCGGAGTTGGTGAGGGTGAAGAAAGCGGCGTCTGAGAGGCACCCGCTCTGGCCCGCCCCGACATCTACCGGGAGAAAGCTGGAGTGCGTTAGGACTTGTCCCAAGGGGTTAAGGCGCTCTCCAGTATTCGGGTTGATAGTGCCTACGAAATCCCCACGGTTATCCCGGCGAGTGTCGGAGAGATTGGTGACGACGTGGTAGTTGGTCAGCCCGAGATCCTGGCCATTCACGCGGAACACTCCTCCGAGGGTTCCCCAGGTACCGGAGGGATAAGCTCCCACTGCGTCACCCCCCATTAAGGGGGCAGAGAGTGGCTTTAGATCTCCAGTCTCTACTACGTCGGTGGGAACCCCATCTACTTTACTCGGCACCATCTCGCTCTCGGAGAGTTGCTTCTTAGCAACCTTGCTCTTCACGAATACCGTGAGGCAATGGCGAGAAGTAACCTCGTCGCCTTTGAGCTTCTGCCCATCACCGAACCCCACTACATTTCGTAGGGTTAGTAAGTCGATTGGTTTCGGCATCTCTATACTCCTTAAGAAATTCTTGAAGAGTCACTCCCCCGAAATTCGGGGCTTATCTTGGTAGGACTTCTTACAACGCTCGAGCATTCCCCGAAGGTCGGGAGCCTCGAACTGCTTCAAGATACCCTCCCCCATACGGGTTTCTGCAGCGTAGATACCCTCAGTACTAGTCTGAAGTACCCACTCATCGGATTTCTTTAGGGCTATCCACTTTTCATCGAATACTAGTGGGAACTGAGTAGCAAGCTGCCCCCACATGAGTAGGCCGGTTTCCATCCGGCCGCTAACCGCGTCGGTATGTATACCAATGTGCCCAGTAACAACACAGTGGCAAGGAAGCGCCATAAGCTTGCCCAACCAATCTACCGCGGTTAGTTGTTGAGTTAGGTAGTCTTGAAGCTCTGGGGTCTTCCCAGTACGGGAACCTTTTTTCACGTCCCCAATCTTCAGGATCTCATACATAATGCTCATGGTCCACCTGGTAGAAGAGTCGAGAAAGTATGTTCCGATGTGCTCAAAGAAACCATCGGAGATACGCCCCATCATTTCTCTTTCCCACTCCTTGAAAGCGAAAGGCGCCTTCCAAGAATCAGTTTCCCAGGTATTATCCACGATTACATCTCCGCTCTCAATTAGCGGTTGTAAAGCGACAATCTTGGTTCCCCCCGGGTCAAAAGAGTCTATCCAAACTGGCCTTGGGGCAGTAGTAGCCAAGCGGGTTTTCCCCCCACCGAAGGGGCCGTATACAAGAGTGTTGCAGTACGCACGGGCACTTGTAGCGTAGAGCTCCCGCGCTTTGGTAGCCCGCTCTTGCACCTTTAGAAAGAGATCAGGCTTATTCACAGCTTGATTACCTCCTTGAGGGTATCGGTACGAGCAGGGTCCCAATGGCGAACTTGCATCCGCGTGGGAACTTGCTCACACTTGGCGAGTGGGTTGGGCCACGCGGCACATTGGTCCATGTATTGGCACTCTCGCCAGGTAGCACAGTTCTCAGTATTCTTTGGGAAGGCGGCCATTAGCTGGTCTTGGGTATCGGTGACATGGAGTGTTTCCCAGTCTTGCTGAATCATGGTGAGCCAATGGACCGCGTGGTACCACCAAGAGTTCATCGCCGCGGGAGAGGCCGCGATGGGGACTCGAAGGAAGGTAGCTACACCACTCTTAGCCCTGGGTAGCTGCATCCCATTTACTTTGACCCCGAATACCTCTTCGGCAGGGTAGATACAGTAGAGAGCGTGAGTGTAGGCGAAGACTTGGAACTTCTGCCTCCACTGGGCTAGCCAGGCTCCGGCCATTGGGCGGGTGGTGGACTTGTGCTCCAGAGCAAAGACTTGGTTGGACTCCGGGTCTCGAAGCACTGCATCCATCTTGAAAAACAGGGAGAGGGTCTCAGTGAGAGAAACTTCTCCCCCGATCTCTACATGCTCCGCACGGCATTGGGAGTCTTGGTCTCCAAAGGTAGCCGCGTAGGAGGCGAGAGCGTCGATAGCCGTGGCGGGATCTCGAGGTCGGCGAGCCTCATCGTCGAAAGCGGAGAAGTTCTCCCGATAGTGGAGCATGAAGGCATCTACCGCTCGAAGAATAGAAGGGGCGTCGTAGGTACCGTCCTCGATTAAGATGGCCATCCCCTTATGCCAAGCAGATCCGAACTCCAGCTCGATCCGGGGCTCGGGATCTTCCCATCCAAGTACATGACGGAAGAAGTAGAAGCGCGGGCACTTCATATAGTCCTGGGTCTTGGAAGAGTCTTGGCGAGTCCAGGTTTCCTGCGCCGGGAGAATGTCAAGCAGCTTCGCCAACTGGGGCCTCCCCTTCGAAGAGCTGCATGTAGCCGATCCGAATGAGCGTGGTCTTCATGGTGCGGTCTCCAAGAGTGGAAGGTGGAGAGAGCCCTTCTCCCATAGGGCTCTCTCCACCGAGGGGTGCGTGGGGCTACTTCTTGCCCGGAGCCGGATTGGGGGTCTTGGGAGGCTCCACCGTGGGAGCCTTAGCCTGCTGGGCCTTGAGCTCCTCGACCTTCGCCGTGAGCATCTTCTGGAGGTCGGCCAGGGTGACCTTCCCACCAGCGAGCTGCTCGGCGAGAGCCTGCACTGGGTCCTTCTTGGGAGCACCGGGAGCTCGGCGGGCGGAGCCGGGCTTGTATCCCATCCCAGCAGCGACGGCCACCTCAGGGGTGTTGGCGGGGCCGCCGGCTTCGTTCCGCTTGTCCAGCACAACCCGCGCGGAGTTCTGCACGGCGATGGTGGTCGCCCGGATGAACCCGTGGAATATGGCCTCGGCGCCGAAGAGCGCGACGGCCTCTTCGTAGTTGGCTCCGGCTTCGTAATCGAACTCGACGGTGCGTCCGGTCTTGGCACTCTTCACTACGATATGCTCGGCCACTTCTAGTACTCCTTGAAAGAGAAAAGAGGTTGAGGGCGCTACTCCTCAGCTAGCGCGGGCTCCGGTGTCGATTGCACCTCCTTTCAGATATGAGTCCACCTACACCGGCGGACTATACTTGACACGGTTGAGGCAGATAGCCCTAGTACAGACGCGATAGCTCCTTGGGGAACTCCCTTAGCAACGAGGTCTCTAATGATTACCACTTGTGACTCTACTAACTTCGCCCGCCCATGGCGAGACCCCTGCATCCTGCAGTTTCTACCTTTTACTATTTTGTCGTGCATGTTGTCAGCTAACGTGCCCATGAACAAGTGCCCTGGATTTACACACAAGGGCGTGTCGCACTTATGGCAGATATAGTACTCTCCTGGGGGCTTTCCATAAGATAGTTCCCAAGATAGCCTATGTGCGGCCCAAGAGCGCCCAAGGAAACTAAAAACTCCGTAGTCCCCCCTCCGCCCACCCTGCCATAACCAGCAGCCCTCAGACTTCACAACTAGAGCCCAGAATAAAGGCGCCACTTTATCTAAGCTGGCATACTTATCCTTTATTTCTTCGCGCTCCTCTTTAGTCTCCGCGCAAAGTATCTCTAGTTCGTATGGAGTCGGCCGCTCGTTCACTAGTTAATACCTCCGCAGAAATCCTACAATTTGTATTCTATAATATAGACAATTCTTATGGGGCTGTCAAGAAGAATCTCACTCACTTGTTAAGATGGACTTATATCGGGAGAGCTATCTGGTCCGGCCACTGGTTATCCCAAAGCATCGCTTCTTTCTCCCGGCGAGAAACTAAGGCGGACTTGATCACCTTCTTCTTAGTCCTGGGATCGGTAGCGTGAATCCACCTTCGCATCTCTGTCGGAACTGAGTCGAGACGCTTAGCGTTGATCTCTCGGAGAAGGGTGGACTTGGCAAACGCGGGCTCCCCAATGTTGAAGACGAAAGAAGCTAAGGCGTCGTACTGGTGCTGAGCGAGGGTAGGCTGCACATGCCTCTTGATAGCCCAGTCTACCCACTGGAGATCCTGCTCGAGAAGAGAGTCCATAGAGGCTTGAGAAAGCGGAGAGCTAATCGAGACATTCTTACTTTTGATTACTACCGTCTTGGTGGAAAGATCCTGCTTCGAGAGGAAGTGACCGTAGCCCACCGAGAACCCGCTCGCATCGGGGTAAATATGGGGCACAGCGGTCTCGATCTTCTTAAGGAACTCTACCCCGCGCTTACTGATTGGCATGTTGGATACCTCCGAGGGAAGTCCCGGAATCACGCTCGGCTCCGGAACATAGGTGTCCTGAGAATGGTAAGGGGTCGAGACTATTACCAGCGGGAGCATCATCACTAGCCGAAGCCATCTCTGCATCTGCGAGCCGTCCTTTCAGTTGGCGAAGGTCAACCTCCATGGAGTTATACTTCGTAAGGAGAAGGTGATACTCCGTCTCCGCGGAACGGGCCCCAGCGAGAGTCGTAGCAGCCTCCAGAGAGAGGCGCTCGATCTCACTCTTCAAGATATTCTTTAAGAGTGGAGGCATAAGAGGTTATTCTCCAGGGAGAGTTGAAGGGTGAGGAGGCAGCGAGCCTCAGGGAGTAGTGGGAGTGGTATCTTCTGAGCGCAGCTAGGAAAGAAAGGTAGAGGGCTAGTGATCGTCCATCCGCTAAAGTGGGGGCAGGATATAGTTGGGCGACAAGTTACTCCAAGGGTTCCGAGAGAGTCATAGGAGTAGAATAGCGTCTCTCGGAACTCCCCGAGGAAGTACCAGAGTTCCGCGGAGTCAAGGCCGAGGAGGTCTACTCGGGGAGAGATGGTAGCAACCGCGGGCCAGTCTACTCGAGTGAAGGTAGGAGGGGTGGCGGAGTCTGGAGTGGGGAGGCTAGCTCCAAAGAGGGAGTCTACCATATTGTTCCGATCCCGAAGCCGATAGCGAAGGCAACAGCGGCAGTGAAGAGTATGACTAGCATCCACCCGATCATCTGCGTGGCGGAGGTCCCTTCGTGGACCATGCCGTGGCCGTGGCAGAGCGGGCAGAGTTCGCGTGGGCCAGAGGTGGTTCCACGGTGAGTCATGGTTGGTCCTCCCAATGATAGTTCTTATTCCACCAACGCCCGGTTAGGAAGTAGAGTAGCATGTATATCATTACTTCTTCCTCCAGACGACGACGCCGTCCTCGCGGAGGCCGAGTTCAACGAGCCCTCGCTTAGACTCGATCCACCACTGGACCGACCAGTCTGTTTTGTCACCGTAGATACTATCTGCCCGCGCCTTCCACGTTTCGTTGATCCATTCGGCATGCCGGCCGTGCTGCGGGCAACGAGGGGCGTAGCAGATCTGGAGGGTTTGGATTCCCCCATACGACGGGCACGGGACCTGCACCACCCGGCAGGTGTCGCCGCAGGTGGCGCAGAGGGAGTCGGGCAAGTCTGGAACGTTTTGGAATCCCCACCGAAGCGTAGAATTACCTTCGGCGCCGGTGATCTTAGTAAGAGTTACGCCGGCTTCGTCAATGATGGTGTCCCTCATAGCATCCTGTCCCCAGGCGGTGGCGCAGAGTAACACGAGCAGTAGTGCGGTCATCAGTTGTCCTCCGTGCGGTCGAAAATAGCAAACAGCAATGCTTCGAATGCTAATACGGCTACCGCCCCAGAGTAGCATGGGTGGCCGTAGTGCCACAGGGCTGCGGACGCGCACATCCCAGCTATGGCGATGAGGTGGTTGATATGGCTTGACTTCATGGCTTCTCGACCTCCTTTTGGGTGTCTACGTCCCAGGTCTTGCCGCAGTCGTAGCAGTGGGCGAACTTGCAGTCGCCGTCGGTGAACACCTGGCAGGGATGTCCACACGAGCAGTCGGCGTAACTGCCGGTGAACCAGCAGGTCCGGCCGGCGTCGGTCATGGCAGTTCCTTTACGCCCTCAATGAAGTGACCATGAGACTCTCGGCCGTCATGGTCAAAGCGAAGATCAACAACGTCAGGATAAACCCACGCTCTGTTATACTCCGAGCGAAACCCATAGCGGCGAAGAACGACTGCTGGCCTGACCGTATAAGAAAGCGGAGTGCGATTGTCGTCCTTGAATAGTAGAAAATCGAAGGCCATAACCCTTGATCCTGGCATTATCATGGCTTCTCCTTCACGTGGACGCAACGGACCTGCTTGAACTCACGACCGTTCCGGTAGAATTCCCACCGTGGCAGGTCAGCCATCTCGTTCTTCCTTCGCTACCCAGGCTCGGCAGCCGTGATCGGGAAACACCATGACAGACTGGTTGCGAACGCATAGCCCGTAGTCCGCATTCACTGGGTGGTAGAGGGCGCACGTCTCGCAGCGCTGGGCTTCGATCTCCGCAAGGCGAGCTTCCAGGGCGAGGACCTTCTGCGTGAGCCGATAGATTGTGTCTTCATTGATGTTCACGTCACCCACATTGTAGTAGACCGGCCGTCGGCTTCCTAAGTCTTCCTGCTTCTCCATCCCGTCCTCGGTCCAGTAGTAGCGCGTCAGCATGGCATCCCTCCTCGTTAATGGCACTCGCACAATCCGCCGTTATATGCGTAAGGCCCGTATCTGCCAATGGGATCTTGGCTGGTATAGTGATATCCAGGCTCTCCATACCATCCCTCTCCATCGCCACAGCAGTCACAGACCTGTACGTCGTGGTCGGCGTTGGCAGCAATCCAGGCAAGCACCTCGGGTGTCTCAGTTTCGTCTGGTAATGGGCACTGCTCGCGGTTGAGGAACCCAGAGCACTCACAACGCGTACAGGTCTGAGACATGGCCTCACTCCTTCAGGGTTTCGTCGGTGGCGTCAATGGACTGCATCAGCAGCGCCGCCTCCAGCTTGCGGACGTGGGCCTTGAGCGAGGCGACCCTCATGTACAGTGTGCACGTCTCGCACTGTTCCGAGATCTGAACCTTCAGCGCCGCAACCTGCTCGGGGATGTCGGACCAATCAGAGCCTTCGCCAGACGTAGGCTTCCCCAGGGCGGCCGCTGTGCGCCGGACTAAGTTGGCGTGCAGGTCGGCGCGGTTGGACTCGGCGGCGATCTCGGCGTCTTTGGCGGCCAGAGCTTTGTCGGCCGCGAGGGCGAGGTTGAGGGCGTGGGCGATTGGTTCAGCCAAATCCCCGGCCATCGCACAGCAGCCCTCATCACCCTGCCAGACGTAAGGTATCCCGGGAGTAGCCGTGAACGGCCCGCGTCCCCGTAGTGCCGCGAGCGGATCAGTCTGGTCGGTCATCGGTCTCTCCTATTCCACGCTCTGGTCGCTTCGGCTTGCGACTCTCTCCAGATGGTATTCGGCCTAACGAGGCAGGCGATGAATTCGCATCGGACATCGTACCAGTCCCCAACATGAACCCTTCTCGGCGTCTGTCCACACCACGGGCAGGGCTTCAGCTTCGTAGCCAAGGTCAACCTACTTGGGTTTAGGTATGTTCGGGAAGATGCCCATTCGCCTTTCGATTTCACAGACGAGATTCTGCGCGATAGCTTTGGGGTCCATCTGTGCAAGGTCCAAACTATAGATGTCCTCCCACGACAGTCTCCGCCGCTCCAGCTTGCACCGGATTCGACTACACTCAGGATCAGCACACTCATAGTGCGCGAGGCTCTCCTCTGCGGTCGGTGCGGCCGAGTGAACAAAGGCGATAGCCAGGCAGTCGGAAATGTCTCGCATGGTTAATCCGGCGACCTTCGTCTGTCCGCGCACTCCGTCATCCGTCCATGATTGCCCATCGTAGGGGCGCAGTCGATGGCAGACGTTCCGATGGTTGCAAAGCGCATGCTCCAAGTGTTCGATCCATCCAGGGCATCGGGTGTCTATCATTGGTACTTCGTCGCCGAGATCATCATAGGTCTCATCCACGGTCGGGCTCCTTTACATGTGAGCAACGGCACTCCCCATCTTTGTCGTCATTCATGTGGACACCCACTTCTTCCATAGGCCAATCCAGATGGTATGCTTCGATCCAACAGATGATCCGCTCGACCTGCCCGACCAGGGCGTCGAGCTTGGCCTTTGCCGACTTGGTGTCCAACTCGGAGACGTTCTGGAAATCAAGCATCTCCAGCCGA